AATATCATACGCATATGAAAAAGACTTCTCCCTTTACCATGCTGGCCGTGGTGCTGCTGGCGGAAGTATCAGAACCGCCGCTATCTGATTTAGTAATAACATTCAGCTTGTCAAAACCTGCAACGCTGTTCTTTGCTTTTTCGGAACTTTTCTGAACATTATCAAGTGACTTTGAACTGTCATCTGCCGTATCCGTAAGGCTTTTGGCAGAATCGGACGCAGATTTGATATTGCTTGCGGTGTTGTTGCCTGTATCCCAGCCGAAGACCTTTGAAAGCGATTCAACCGCACCTTTGGCATATTCCGTTAAAGTTGCAAGTGCGGAACTCAACCGCTTTACAACCTGAGTTGCAACCTGGAGAATAGGCTGACCGACTACGGCAAGCAACTGATTCCAACTCTCTTTTAAGTTGCCTGTTACATTCTCCCAACCGTCTGCTTCACGGCTTGCCTGTCCCATAGCACCCGAAAGCTGATTAGCGTCCTTGACCATTTGCAAAAGCGTGAGCTGTTTCTGCGATTCCGACAAATCCGTAAATGACTTGCCATACAGCTTATTAGCCGCCGCGTTTCGTGTTGTTTCTGTACAAGACAAGCCAAGTGCGGCATCATTTTCAAAGTTTCCTTTTAAGAATGATTTCAGACTTTCGGCGGTATCTTCAAGCGAACGGTCATAATATGCCGCACTGTCGGCTGTTACCTGTAAAGCCTCTTGCATCATATTAAGAGCGTCTGCACTGTCCATACCCGTAGTTTTTGCAAAGGCATAAATGCTTGTTCCGACACCCTGCAAGCGTGTTTTCAAAATACCACTATTTTTAGATACCGTAGCAATAGCACTTTCAGCTTGTGACTGCATTGAGCCAAATGTTTGTTCAAACTGCGAATTTGCGGCATTAACCTCTGCCGCCGATTCAATGCACTGCTGACCGAAATTCTTAACAGCGGCAACCGAAAAAGCAGCCACAACCGCTGTACCGAGTTTTTTTAACTTAGCAGACATCTTATTGCTTACGCTGTTTGCCTGCTCCTGCACTGCATTAAGCGATTTAGAAAAGCCTTGCCTGTTCAGTACAAGATTTAAGCCGATTTCGCCAACTGTAGCACTCATTTCTCACACTCCTTTCGATATAAAATAAAGGGCGTAACGAAATGTGACATCCTTGTGGTATAAAAACAGCGCACACCCGAAGATGTACGCTGTATAATTTGATAAAATTTTAGCCACCCCGTTTGGAGTGGCTTTTACAATGTTATAATACTTAACATTTATTAAATATTACCAAAAATATACATAAAAGTCAAGAATTTTATAAAATAAACAAAATTGTATGCAATATTTACATATTTGCAAATATCATTTCAAAGTCATGCAAGGCTGTGTTTATGTCAGCCTGCGTGCGTTTATTTGCTGTGCGTGAACGCCACTTGTTGCGTATTTTATGTTGAGATGATGTAAAGTTCTTCAAAACATTTTCATCGTTCTCAAGGCGAATTTGAGCCGTTCTTGCAAGAGGCGTGTCAGCTCCCAAGCCACACAGCAGGGAGCTGAATTCCGCCCAAGTCATCTTTTTAAAATCTTCGGAGTAAATGCTCACCCCGTACTCTGACTTAAAGCTCGATACGATTAAATCGAAATCATCTATTAAGTCGTAGCCGGGGTCTAAATTTCCCCCTCGCTGTCATTGTCTGCGATAAGCTCTGCTGCTGTCTTAATAACAGTTGAGAGGTCGGCAAACGAGAGATGAAGTTTTGCAATCTTTTCTCTGTTCTCCTCATCAAAGAGAAGCTCAAGCGCAGATAAAATGTCAGAGCTTGATATATCGTTCTCGCTGTCGAAAAGAGCAATAGCCTTGATAAAAGAAATTGCGTCGTTGTTGACCTCAATTTCAGTGCCCTTAATTACGAGCTTAGGTCTTTCATCAAAATTAAGTTTGTTTGTAATATCAATGATTTTTGACATTCTTTATACCTCCTTAGGCTGCAGGTGTGTATTCGGGCTTGCCGTTTGACATAACCTCAAATTCAAGAGGTGCAACACCTGTGCTTGCGCCTGCGCCGTTTGCTGTTACAGAGATAACCGCATTCTTGAAGAGTACGCTTGCACCGTTCGGGAAAGTCCACTTAAACGGAAGCTGTGCGGCTGTGCCGTTCTTAAACGCAAGCTCTGCGATTTCATCGTTGCCTGCGTCACCGATTGTACGCTTGCCCTTTACAGAGATTGTAACACTCTTGGCTGTCATAAGTCTTGACTTCCAACCCTCGCTCTCAAACGCTGTCCATTCCTCAACGCCGTTGTCAAATGCAACCGAAAACTCCTCGCAATTTGCGATTGCTGTTGCGGCGGTGTCTGTACCTGCCTTACCTACCGCAAACTGATTTTCATAACATGGATAAACTCCACTTGATACTGCCATAATTATTTACATCCTTTCGTAATAAAATTTAACTTCAATGACCTGCTCATATATGCCCTTGTCGTCTGTGCCTACATCGACAGGCTCGGGTGTGAGCAGTTCAATAATATAAATTGTGTGTTTGTTGATTTCAACATCTTTTACACTGTAAAGCGTTTCAAATAAATTGCGTGCCTGTCGCTCTGTTTCATTTGCGTTGTTGTTCCAATGCAAGAGTAAAGACACGCTGATTGTGTTGTATGTACTCTCGTCACCAATCGCCCTTACAGGAGCACCCGACTGCTTGAGAGAGTACACACCGAGGGACTTATCTTGTTTGTTATCGAGTTTACCGATGTAGTAATGCTCTGCTTTAAAGACCGTCTTTAAAAAGTCCCTTATGTCAGATAAATAAATCAAAGTCCTGCCTCCTGTTTGTAAAATCGAGCAAATGCCTTTTGACAAAAGTTTTGTCGTGTACCGCCCTTGAGCCAAGGAATGAGCCACTTACCGCCTGCCGCTATGTTTTCATCTCTGCTGAAATTAAATTCGGGGTGGTAGTACAGCCGTCTTGCGTACGGTGTACTCGATACGATTTTGGTTTTACCTTTTGCAAGATTTGCGTAATCGGCAAAGGTGCTTTCGTTCTGCAAATTACCCGTATCAAAAGGCATAACCTGACTGTTTTTAATCTGTGTAAGCAATGCGTCTGTGGTTTTACGCAATGCCGTTTCCTGTGCTGTATCGAGCTGCTTTAATAAAGGCAAATTCAGCTTGATTTTTGATGTTACCGAAAAACTCATTAAATCATATCCAATTCCGTATAATTCACTGTACCGTCAGGGTTGCGGTGTTTAATGCCTTGTACGATGTTACGCTTTACTCCGTCAAGCACTACAAAGCCACCGCTTAAAGTCGGGGTGTCGGGAGCAATGTCACCGTCAAAAAGCAGCACTGCAGACACCTGCACGATTTTCTGTTCTTTTGTGTATATGGTCTTTGCTTTTGACTGCATATTGCAATGAGCATTACCCGCAAACAAATTAGTGTTCGGCAATAAGGTGTCTGACGGGTATATTTCTCCGCAGCGGAAGGCAACAACAGGAGAGCCGTCCTCTGTAACACCCTCACCGTAGATTGTGACTTCAACAGGAGTTTTACAGAACTGCTTTTTTACAAGTGACGGAAATTTCAAAACATATCACCTCATATTGCAGGATAACAAAGCCCTGTTGATTTAAGCAGAGAGTAAAGGTCCGCAGGAATTGCCACACCGCTTATGCACATCAAATTCCAACTTGCGCCAAACTCCATACCCACACCGTTGATGTTGTAATTTTTCAGATAGGAAGAAATCATATCGGCATTTTCTTTTTCAAAAGCAGTAAGTCTGCTATGCACTCTGCCGATGATTCTCTTCTGCATTTCCGAAAGTTTTTCAAAATCAATGCGGTTAAAGGTCAGAATGTCGATGTGCTCGGCGGAGATAATGCTGTTTTCATCTCCGCCCTGCTGTTCAATGTAATCGGTATACATTACGCAACCGCCGTAGTATCAACATCAACATAAATACTGTCAATCTTGCCGTCTTTGCCGTTAGGGAAAACAAATGTATCGGAAAGTGTACGGTTCTGATAGAGCCAACCGTCGCCCTCTGTATGTGCCCCCGGTGCAAAGAAGTAAATACTTGAAATCTTCGGTACAGTCTTGCAGGTATCACCACAAGCGACAAGAACATTGATTTTGTGACCGCCTGTGGCAGGTTCAAAACCACCGTTAGCAGGATTGAAGTTGAAACTGTCATAGAAACGCTCATCGTCAATAACCTCGATAATAGGGCAGCCGTCAATCTCGGTTACTCTTGTTTCAATTCCCATACCGCCCTCGGCAATCTGGGTAAGCTCAATCTTACGCGTAAATTCTGTTGACTGCTCAAGGCAATCCATAATGTTTGATGTTACATAAGCAACAAGTGTGCCTCTTGCTTTATATCTGCGGAGCTTGCCGGCTGAAAGAATAGTCTTGAGCTTTGAGTAAGCGCTTGCTTTGGTCCATTCGGTTGACTTGGTAGCTGAATGATAGCCGTCTGTTGCCTGCGCCTTTGCGGCAACCTTTGAAAAGAAAAGTGCATCGGTTTCCGGTGCGACCTGTGTCTGTTCAAACACCTTTGAAATGTTCTCAACCTTTGCGGTTGCGTTAGTTTCGTCAACATCTGCCTTATCCACAAGGAACTCAATATCTCTGTCGTGCTCGCAAGTGAAAGGAACATCTGTCTGTGTATATTTGCCTTTGTTCCAACCGCCCTCTCTGCTGTGGTTCTTAAAGCCTGTTGTTGACATCTGTGTAAAGTGGAATGTTCTTGCGCCAACCCACTTTACATTTGAAGTGATGAATGGTGAAGTAAGTGTGCCCTGCATAAGAATTTCGAGCAAATCCGGGCTGAACTGCTCTGCATAGTTATTTGTGTTTGCCATAGTTAAATTGTCCTTTCTTAAATATTAAATCTGTTCCATTTCTTTGTCGGAACGCTTGAATTTGGTTTAGTACCGTCTGATGTGCCGTTGCCGTCACCGCCGATTTTCTGAACACCGCCAGCGTTTTCGCTTGCTTTTGCTTTGAGTGCAGGAATATCGTCAAGCACTTTCTTAACCGCCTCGGTCAGCTTTTCTGTGTTGATTTTGCCGTCTGTTATAACGGCCGAAAAGTCCGCCATTTTGAGTACATACGGAATGCTTGCCACATCTACGCCTTGCTTTACGGCCTCAAGTGCAGCTGATTTCTCAATCTCCGCAAGCAGCTTTGCGTTGTTTGCGGATTCAACTTCCGACTGCATTTTTGCAATGTCGGGTGTGTTCTTGGCTTTCTGCTCCTTAAAAGCACCGATTGCCTGTTTCATCTCATCTGCTGACAATCCTTGCTCCTTGAAGTATGACTTTAAAACCGTGTCCTCTGTCACGCTCTGCTTGCCTGTAATAAGACTTGCAAGCTTGTCATAGTCAAATGTAGGTGCAGGGTTGCCCTGCGGTGTCGGCTGTGGTTCGTTTGGGTTAGGTGTTGGGTTATTTTCTGCCATATTTTATCAATCCTTTCAGTTTTTCGGGTGTCTCCCGTAATCAGTTTATAGAGTGTCTCTCTGTTTCAGTTTTGCACGGTGTCTCCCGTAGTTTAATGTCTTCGGACAATAAAAAAGCACCTGTGCAGTCACTCACAAGTGCGTTTTAAGCTGTTTTTGTTGTCTTTCTTTTCGGCTCTTCCGTCGCGTTTGGCTTATTTTCCGTAGCGTTGGACTTAACCTCTGTCGCAAAACCACCGTCAATGAGTTCCTTTGCTCTCTGCTCGGAGCATTCAAAAACTTCATTTACAGGACGGGTTACACATCCGTTCTGCCTATCATTAAATGCCGTTACTACCTTTACTTTCATTTTATCACCACCTTTCGGGTATAAAAAAAAGCACTCAATCCGATTGATTAAGTGCTAATCTCTGTATTAAATTCACGCATAACAAAACCGCCCACAAGGAGCGGTTAGTTAATAGTCGATTTGAAGCATATGCCTGCCTGTTTTTTTGAAATATTCTTCATCGGCTTTTTTAGCCTCTTTCTTAATTTCGTTTGGAGCGTCATCCTTAATGCTTCTATATCCGTTTTTTAAGGGCGTCATCCACTTGTAAAATTTTGCAAAAGTGTCAGTCATTTAATCAACTCCAATTATTATATTTACAACTTCCTTCGCTGTAGCTCTTGATTTCTTAGTCATACTCTCAGCAATACATTCGGAAATAAAATCATCTATGTTAGTCATGGAATATCTTGATACCGAATATTTTTTTATATCAATATCTATCGGTTCATTTAAACCATCCATTATTTTACTTATTTGCTCAAGTTTATCATCCCACAATGGGTCATTTAATCTGTGTTCAAGCTGTATTGCATGACCTATTTCGTGTCTAAAAGTATGCAAAGAGTGAGCAGAAGACCATTCACCTGATTTTTTCATTTCTTGTGCCTTTTGTGCGTGCTTAGACAGTGCGTTTTTCTTGTTTGCAAATCTTAGCAAAAGTTCTCCTGAATTGTCATAAAATGCACCGTAATCTGATGAAGTTTTGGAATTAAGCACTCCAACTCTTGAAATGGTTGTTATCTTGCCGAATTTGTCCTGCATTTTTTCAAATTCATCGGTAAAATTTTCTTGAACAGCTTGCGTAACACCCTTTTCAAATTCTATTATATCATTATTTTCGGAATTTTCAACACTTCTGTTTGTATTTTCTGTACTGCTGTCAGATTTTTCAATTTCTGTGTCAGTCAAAAACTTTTGCTCTTGAGTATCAGATATTTTATGAACAGAATTTTTGTTTTGCTCTTCAAGCCTATCCGCCCTGCCGTGCCACTCGTCTGCTCTTGCTTTAGCAAACTTCTTGTTATCCTCGTCAAGGCTGTATTTTGCCCTGCGGTCAAAGCGTTCGGCTTGCTTTTCTGCGTGCTGTTGCTGTACTTCAAGTCCTCTTTGGCGGTCGAGCTCCTCAAGTTCGTCATCGGTGAGAGGTCCGCCCAAATCGTCAAGTTCTGGGTA